AAGATTTTATTCTATTTTCCATTTCAGATACATAACCTGTATCCAATTTAGAATATCTGGATTTAAGAAGTTCTTGCTCAGTTTGAACTCTTTTTGCGTATTGCAAAGCAGCTTCTTCTCTTCTCTCTGCCTCACGCATTTTTCTAGTTAACTTTGCTATTCTTCTTTTAACTCCTTCGGAGTAATCTTCTAATTCTTTCTTTTTGTCTTCATTAGCTTTCGCTTCTGTTCCTTGGTCCGTGGTTGTGTCTGCTTGAACAGTAGACTGCTCATCAGGTTTCTCAGCTGAGTCATTGGACTCAGTATTGTTTTCAGTGTCATTTGATACCTCTATGTTTAATTCAGGTGTTTGTTCCTCCGGTAATTCAACCTCGGCTCCTGGACCTGATGTATCTATGTCAACTGTTTTTTCTTCTGCGTTTTGCATAGTATCCTCCTATGTTAAAATTGGTGGAAAATATCTTCCGGGTTTTCCACTGTGGCTAATACTTCATCATCATTTAGAAGTCTAACCTCCCCGCCTTCTATTTGGATTCTGCTCCCTGCATATCTTGCAAAGATTATCCAATCACCCTTCTTGCACCAAGGACCTTCAGGAAATTTTTCCTTGTCATAACAATGTGGTCCCATATCAAGAACGAGTCCGCAGGTTGAAGCAACTTGCGATCTTTCAATAGACTCATCGGCTAAATAAATTCCACCTTTAGTTTTTTCTTTTTGTTTAAAAGGTAAAACTAACATTCTCCAACCCGTAGGTTTAGGAAGTTTACTAGCCTCTTTGTCTTTTATTGAATTATGTTTATCAATAGCTTCTTCAGCTTTTTTATTTTCTTCGTTGTATTTTTCTTCAAGCGCTAATTTAATTTTTGGGCTTTCCGAAGTCGACGACGTTTTCTGGTCTTTCAGTTTCATGTTTTTTATCCTCCTTTGGATTTAGCAGGTTTGAAATCTCCTGATCGATTAATTGATAGGCATGTGCCTGTCCTAACATGTACTTATAATTTTCCATGTCTTTTACTCCACCAGCAACCATAGCATCACCTATTTGCTGATAAGAATCTCTTAAGTTTCTTCTAAGTTTAGTTACAAATCCTTCGAATGTAAGTGCGTCTTTTGCCATTAGCAGTTCCATTTTCTAAGACTCTTGTTAATCCTAGAATTTGGGTCACGTGCAGTTTTGGCAGATGTTAATCTTTTTTTCATACCAGTCATACGCGCGCAGAAACTCTTTCTACGATTAGCAGCCTTAGAACCTTTCTTTAATTTAGATGGTTTCGTTGTTACAGCTGTTTTTAACTTTGAACCAGGATTAGCTGCTCTATAAGATGCAACTCCCTTTTTGTTCAAACCTCCTGACGGAGACTTTCCTTCTTTTCTTTGCCATGCAGCAGTTCTTGCCATTATTTACCTTGTGATTTTTTAATAGCTTTTGCTGTTGGTGCACCTTTAGTTCCAGGTTTTCTCATCTTCTCACCTGAACCGGCAGCAATTCTTTTTTTCTTTTGCTGGATATTATACCAAAGACCTTTCTTTGCCATTTTACCAGATTTAGTTTTATGCATCTTACTTGCCATACTTCATACTTCCTTTTTTATAGCCCATTCGTTTTGCAACTTCAGGTGCTTTCTTTTTTAGCATTCTAATGCCTTTTCCTTTTTTACCTGCAGGTATTTTCTTTTTCATATTATACCCCTTCGCCTGATTTATTTCCATGCGCATTTTTACAACCACAATCATGGTCGCATTTGCAAGGAATAATTTTTAAAAGTTTACAAACTGCCCATCTGATTAAATCAAGAATATTACAAGCTAACCAAATAGACCAATCTTTTATTTTATTTAATATACTCATTATTTTTTTCCTCCTAAGTGTTTTAATTCCGTAGCTTTAATTCCATATACAGCTCCAACGACTGCTACCCATAATGAAATTATCCACCATGGCATTGTTTGTAATTTTTCAAAATACAAATCTAATTTTTGACCAATCTCTTCATCTTCTGCAAAAACAGAATATGCAAGCAGGAACAATGGCGATGAGAGAATTAATAAAATAAATTCGTCCTTCCAGTCGCCTTTTTGATTTTGAGCAATCTGCCCAGTAAATTCTATTTCTCCGGCTTTCATTTTTTCTGCATGAACAATTTGTGCCTCTGACATTATAATTTCAGATTTTTTCTTATTCTTATAAATCTCAGCACCTGTTTTTAACGCCGTGCCTATTAGACTCCACGGAAACATAAAATTAGTACCAAGTAGCTGTTTGTTTTTTTAAAGTTTTTGTACCTTTAACAACTACTTTTTCGCTTTTACCAGCTTTAGGTGTTTCGATTTTCTTTCCACCTTCTGGAGCACCTACTTCGTAATCGCATTTAGGCATTGATTTAGATTTTTTCATCATTTTTTCCTCTTCTTAGATAGTTTAGCTTCAGATAATGCAATTGCAATAGCTTGTTTTGGATTTTTTACTATTTTTTTAGATTTTCCGCTATGCAATTTACCTTTTTTAAACTCTCTCATGACTTTTGCAACTTTTTTCTGACCTTTTTTCATTAATTTGGCTCCTGTTGTTTTAATGCATGTTGTAAAACTGTTTTTTCAATAGAAGTATCAGCTCTTAAGTTAGCTAATTCTTCATTTTGATCTAGTTTTTGCTGATCTGTCATTTGATTCATCATTGCTTTCATCTTATCTAGATTAATTCTCTGTTCATCTTGCTCTTTTCTTCTATAATTTTCTTGTGCTCTGATATCCAGTTCTCTAGATTTTAATTTAGCAATTGGATCATTACCAAAATCACCATTAATTTTCTTTTCTTCTTGTAAATATTCATCTGTCATTTCAGCAATCAATACTGCTTTTCTAGATTCAATCTTCATATTAATTTGCATAGCCATTTGTTGGATCTGTGGGTTTTGCATTGCCGCAGGATTTTGTTGCATAGCTTGTAATTGCATAATCTCTTGTGCAAATTCCATTTCAACTTGTTCTAAAGCCATTAAAGAAATATGTTCAAAGATATTTTTCTGTAAAGATGCTGCAATCACTGGATTGTTTTTTGCAATATTAGTTCCCATAAAATTTAAATGAGAAGTTATATGAGCTCTATGGTCTTGTCCTTTGAAAGCTTGGAATGGTATACTACTTAATGCATCAATATGTTCTAATGATGGATCTTTAGGCATTGGTTGTTGGGGTTTTTTTAAAATTAAATCAATATTTTTTACACCCAATGCTTCATACATATTTCTATAAGCTTGATATAAATTATGAATTTGTGGATTCGATTGAGCTAATTGTAATTCAGTTTGTGCTAAAGATATTCTTTGAGTTTGAGAAAATATATTTGGATCTGCAACAGGTAAAATATCTACTTTATCATCAAAGTCAGTTTGTTTAATTACTCTTTGACCACCAACTACATCGTATGGGTACTCTGCAGGTAGATAAAGTTTAAATACTCTAGCTAATAATTTAAATTCATTTTTAAGACCAACATACAATCTTTTGTGAATTGCACTCATTGTTCGTGATCCACGTTCAAGCAATGCAACAGTCGTCCCCACTGCAGCTTGTTGATTACCCTCACCTACTTGCATGTCAGCTATAGATGCAAAACGCTGACCAGCTTGTACGACGACACCCATAAGTTGAAGAAGTGTTGCACTTGGCTCTTTGAATGGTAATGTCATAAAAGCATCTCTTATGTTTCCACCAGGAGCATCTACATCTCTGAATTCACCAGGTTGTATTGATTGTGCATCATCTCTAATTCTGATTCCTCTTTGCTTAAATCCAGCAGGTAAGTTTGATAATGTACCAGCATCTAATAATGATCTTAATGCTGATGTTGCAGTTCTAGATAATCCACCGATCATATGGATTAAACCAAATCCATAAAATCCTAAACCAGGTAAAAATTTAAAGTGTACAAAATAAGAAATCTTTTTTCTTAACGGATCACCAATTTCATAGTTTCTTCTAATTGATAATACTTCACGAGAGTTTTCTTCGATCGTTACAATATAAGGTAATTTTATACCAGTCACTTCCCCATCGGGTCCTCGATCTTCAAAACCTTCGATGTCTAGATTAACATGACATTCAAGTAATGTGAAGATGTCTTCATTGTTTCTACCTGATTGTCTCATGCCTTCTATTTCAAGTTCTTTTTTATCTAAATCAGTTTCGTTGTCATAACCAGGAGTTAAATCTATATCTCTATAAAATCCTCCGACTTGTTGTTTTCTTAAATCATTTCCAGAAGTTTTAATTCGATGAATAATTGATTCCGCATCATCTAATGAGGTAGCTGTATACGGAACAATTAAATCATCAGCAGGAACAAACTTTGATACAGCTCTTCCTAGTAATTCATCATAGTAAACTTTTTTAAATGCAGAACCTGATAGAGGTAAATAAAATAACATTTGATCAAACTCACTTTCATACTCTGGCATTTGATCCATCAATTGATAATTCATAAATTCTTTTACTCGTTCTGCTTGAGTAGATTTTTCTTGAGATGGAGCTCCAATAACTTGAGTTCTTACAGGTCCTTGAGCCGGGAGCAATTCTTTATAAGCCAATGCTTGGAATTGCGTGACTGCTTCTGCTAGAACAGGATGAGTTGCACCTGATGCTCCTTGGAACGGTTCTGTTTTTTGTTCATATTTAAATCCTAAAAGATCTAAACCTTTTACATAAGCTTGTTCCCAATCTTGTCTTGAAGATTTATAGTCTGAATAATTTTGATGTAATTCTGAACCAAGAGGATTCAATATTTCCTCGGGTAGTAACTCTGCTAGATTGTCGTAATGATTTTCTGTTTGAGCCTGGTTGAAGGCTCCTGGTTCAAAATTAATTTCTACACCACCATCTTCAGTGGGTGTAATTTCTGTTTCACCTACATCAGGTAAATCTTCTTGTATTTCAATATTTTCTTCGACCGCTGTTTCAGGTCCTTCTATTTCAATTTGTTTTTTAACTTCGTTTGGAAGTGCTTTGTCTATTGTCGCCATTAATTTTCTCCAATTTTACATCTTTAACAGTATTATACTCAATATTCAAGCCTTGTGATAAAGGTCCTGATTTAGGAGGTGTTGTTGTAGTAAGTTTTCTATACTTACTTGGGTGTTTCCATACAAATGTCATTTACCAATAATAACTTCTTTTTTTTCTGGGTAGTTGTTCTTCTTTATAGTCTTCTGGATGAATAATCAACCCCCCTTGTCTAAATCTCATTAAAGCTTGTGTTGTACTATCTACTAAGTCATCATGATCTCCATATGGAAACGATGCACATTCTTCAATTACTTCTTGAGCAAATTCTCTTTGTTTAGGAGCCCAAACCATTCCGGACTCAAACAGTGGGGCTACAGAATTTACACGGCTGTGTTTGTCGTTACCTTTAGAGGGAGAAAAATTAACGACAGGTATCCCCATCTGTCTGAGTTCGTAGGTTAGTGGAAGACCAGAAGCTTTGGCTTCAACTAAAACTGTCTCAGGTTGCCAATAGTCATATTGTTCTTTTGCAACCCTTCTTAGTTCAGGAAATTCCAAACGTTCTTTTAATGCATCAAGTAAAATTATATGTTGAGGATCTCCTTCATTTTCTGCAAAGACTCCCCAAGTAGTGATAGCACTAAAGTCAGCAGTTTCTTTTTTTAAAAATGCAGTATCATAACTTTGAATAACATGAAGTAATGGAGGTAAATAATCTTTATCCCAATCTTGCCACCATTCTCTTTTTAATAATGCACCTTCTTCTGCAGTTGGATTTTGCATATACTGTGCATTCCATTTTGCAATACCTGCAGATGCTTTTACTTTTTCTAATTCTTCTAACTTCCAATACTCTGGCCATACTGGTTTTCCTGTTGGCATGATTGCAGGAAACTCAATTACTTCCCATTGATCAGCTTTCTCTTCTTTAGCTCCAGCATTAACTAGTTGTGCTGTTAAATCTTTTGTAGACCATCTTGTCATTACAACCACAATAGCTCCACCTGGTTGAAGCCTTTGCCTTGGTCCTGAGGTATACCATTCATATGCATTATCAAATGCTGTAGGTGAATTTACATCTTGCTCAGAATGTGGATCGTCAATAATTAATAAGTCAGCACCCCTCCCGGTCACCGCACCTTGGACACCAACTGCAAAGTATTCACCACCTCCGTTTGTTTCCCAACGGCCCGCGGCTTTAGAATCTTCTCTGAGTCTTGTTTGAAATAAATCCTGGTATTCTTGTGAGTCAATTAATGTTTTAGCTTTTCTACCAAAACGAATTGCAAGTTCAGCTGTGTGAGTTGCTTGAATAATTTTTAAATTAGGTCTGTTACCAATCATCCATGCAGGTAAAAAATAAGATGCAAATTCAGATTTAGTATGTCTAGGTGGCATGTTAATAATTAATCTTTTACATTCTCCACTTAAGATTCTATTAAATGCATCTGAAATTTTTTTATGATGGTACCCTTCAATAAATTCTGGCCAAGTATATTTTACAAAAGATAAAAAATCAGAACGATATTTAGATTGTGTAGATTTTTTTACCTTAGTTAAAATATCTAATTTTAATTGTCTTCTAACTTTCGGATCTGCAATTTTATTTATTTGTTCTAAATTAAGCATAATATTTAATTATGGTACCTAAACAATTTTTTTACCCCTCCCCCCTCTTTAAAAAAAGTAGGTTTGGATTTGTCTAGGTTAAAAACTATTCTATACCATTCTCTATGTAAATCCAAGTCTAAAGCATACATTTAGGATCCCTATATTTTGATTTATACCCCTCCCCCCTTTTAAAAAGTTCGACTTTTGACTTTGGCCTGGTACCTCTATCTATTGTGGGTGGGACCCGCCCACATGCACTCCCCACCTGCGACACTTTGTCGCACCTACTATATCTAGTGGGTGCGACGTTATGACATATTGACTAGCCCATGCAACCTATACAGTAGCCTTCACCTTTAAAAGATTTAGACCACTCGCCAGGCTTCACGGCTTGACTACACCCACGACAAGTGTTCGTTTGTTGGCACCACTCGAGCGCCTTGGTCAAGGCTTCTTTTTTAGAGAAGCCCTTGCCAATAAACTCTTCCTTTTTTAGATCATCTAAAGTTCCCATTATAATTGACTCCATTTATTATTTTCATAATAGTACAATTTAGTATGACCACTATCCGCTTCCATTTTGTCTAATGGTTCAAAGTCAATTCCATTCTTTGAATAATAATAACCCTCGGTTTTATCAAGGTCATCATCATCAACTGTATAGAATTCAGTACCATTCTTTTTAATAAACTCTTTGGCCTCTTTGATTTCATCTTCATTAAAGCCCTTGTCATTTATTAAATAAGGTCTTCCAATTAACCTAGAATTAAAAGCGTCTTTAAAAAAATAAATGTATTCAAAGTCTTCTAATATTCTCTTCATTATTCAACCTCTGGAAATGGTAGTTCTAATTGAGAGTAATTAAAGTTTTCATCTTTTTTAATTACTTCTCTTTTATCTAACTCATTGTCCCATTGTGCTGTGATACGAGCTTTATTATCTTCCATATCTTTTTTAACTAATGTTAAAACTTCATCTAACGTATCAGCTATTCTATTTAATGATTTTGTTATGTCGTTTATGTTTGTCATATATTCCTTTCGTTATGGGATAATAATTACATTATCCCATAACCATTGTCAAGTGTTAGTTTTCGTTTTTTATGTTAGGTAAAGCTGTTAAATCTTGGTTCCAACTTAACCCTATTTTTTTACTTACTTCATTTAAAGCAATGGCCAGACTATCTGGTGTTCCCGCTTCCATGACAGTATCCAAGGCTTTTTGTTTTAACTGTTTTAACTGTCTTAACCTTGCGCCTTCTGGTCTTCGCTCTAACTCTTTTTCAGCTTGATTTGAAGACCACTGTCTTAACTCGTCTTTACAATCTGAAAGTGTAAGTTTCTCATCCCTCCAACTACTTCCACCATTTCTGAATTTATAACTTAATTCAGCTTCTTGTGGTTTTTTCTTTGTAAAGAAAGTTAAGGCCGTTGCTCTAACTTCTTCTAATCTTTTTTCAGCATCTTCAAAGGCCTTTATTATTTTATCCGCGCCAATCTTTTTTGAAAGTTTGGAAACAGCAACATCAGTCGCTTTTGTTTTAAACTGTTTTACCAACAGTTCTTGGTCTTCGATCAATGGATCAAATTGTCTTCTTACTTTTTCTTTGAAGTGATCTAATTGATACTTCGTCATTGCTCTTGTCATATGTATTTCCTCCATTTGTTAAATACACATGTGTTTTAAAACACATGTGTTCGCATTACCATTTGACAAATTGTCGCAGTTTTTGTTTTTTTATTAGGGTGGGCCCCGCCCACATGCACTCCCCACCCATGCGACAATCTGCGCGTTGATCTGTATATTGGTTGTGATATTGTGATCATGAGTGGCGGTTGACTGCTTTAAGGTGTGCACACCATCAACCACTTGATCCCTGATCCCTTGTGGAGCAGATAAGATTATGCTGAGATAAAGTAATATTGATCAATATGAAAAATCTCAGATGTTAAGTGCACGGCACGCAAGGGATCTGGGATCAAGAACCAGTCCAGTAGGGCAAAAAGTACGAGATGCCTGTCATGGTGGTACTCTGAGTTTTTGGTCTTAGTGTTCGATTGTGGGGTTGTACTACACTTAAAATTGGGAAACCCTCAAGGTGATACAGCAATCCTGTTGTCGCGAGAGTGACAGCTAAAATACTGTGCTTATCCTTTATCCGCTAACGCGGGGGAAAGCTAGACCATAGAACTCTAGCCGATAAGCGAGTCCATAACTTCTGGACTTAAATATTATGTTGTTAATGCGGTAAGCATTGTAATCTTATCGAGAATGGCGGAGAGAGATTAAAGGCTCATCCGCCATTTTTTTTATTTCTTTTTTTATGGGTGGGCCCCGCCCACAAGCTCTTCTCTGCCTGCGTCAATTTGGCCAATATTCACGGCTCATGAATCTGTTAAAACTTAACTATGAATAAAAAGGAATTAAAATTAATTACTGGATCATTTAGTAAGCCTTCAAAGATGCCAGGTTACAGCTACGGCTTGCCCGCATGGGAATGTAAGACAGGCGGCAAACTTGCTTTAATTCCTGGTACTGTTTGCTTTGGCTGTTATGCTAAGCGTGGTTTTTATTCTATGTATAAAGGCGTGAAGGCTGCGCAATACGTCCGATTAAAATCTATTACTAGACCTTTATGGGTTCGAGCTATGGCTGCGCAAATTAATTCTTTTAAGTGTAAAGAATTCCGATGGCACGATGCAGGAGATATTCAAAGCATTAAACATTTATTAAAAATTTTTAAAGTTTGTAAATTAACGCCTAGCGTTAAACACTGGATGCCAACTAAAGAAGCTCAGTTTTTAAAACATATTCCAGTTAATAGAATTCCAAAAAATTTAATAATTAGATTATCAGGCACCAACGTTGACGGCGGTGCGGGTAAGTTTTGGAAGTGGACAAGTACTGTAACAACTGACCCTAAGAAGGCCACATGTCCAGCGCCAACTCAGGGCGGCAAATGTCTTGATTGTAGAAAATGCTGGAGCCGCAAGATCAAAAATATTGCATATTTAAAACACTAACCACGGAGAAAAAAATATGAGTAAAAAAGTATCAATTGAAAAAAATCAAAAACAGAATTTAATCTGGGCGTCTGGTCATTACCTATGTACTCACTTGCCACAAAATTTTGACACCTGGTCAAATCGCAAGCTGAATAATTTCTTAGAAAAAAATGCCTGGGAGCCTTTAGAGCACTGGCCGGCTGAAGATATCTGGGAGCAAATCGACAGCCTGGCCTACAGCGTCAAAGAAAATTACAGGAGGAAATAAAAAAATAAAATTTCATGAAGGCACAAGCATCAAGCAACATCAAGGCACAAGCTCCAATTAAGGGTGGGGGCCCGCCTACAAGCTCTTCCCTGGTGCGACAAATTGTCGCAGGGACAATGTGTCATATTGACAGGCATATTGTCGCATGGCCCGCGGTACAAGGTCACAGGCACAAGCTTGTGGATAACTTAAATTATTTTTTACGCTGCCTTAATTCTGCCGTATTGTTATGGGATATTGTAGGATGTCAAATTAACAACAATGGAGGTGAATATGGCATTACAATACGACTACACTGCCTTGGACACAGAAGGATGGACCAAGGAGCAGCACGACACAGCTGCAAATTTTTGCTGGACCATGATGGCTATCGACATGGGAACAGTTACGAAGGAAAACCAGGACGAGGTTATTTTCCGGATCATGTTTCTTCAAATGTTGGGTCTTGGACCATGGACAGAGAAACGTTCTCTGATGGGGGTCAAAGGTATGGTTCATGGAATGAGAGGCTACAAATGCAACGTGGCCTACGATCCAAGGTAAGTTTATTCGAAGGTGGATCAAGGCCGGAGAAAACTGGCTGGAAGAAAAACTGGAGAAGAACGAAGACTTTCTAAAATAGTTTCTACCTCCAACCCTGGGCGAGAAATCGCCTGGGGTTTTTTAATAATAATAATTAATAATTGTAGTAAGGCACAAGCGTCAAGCTTGACCAAGACGCAAGCATTGGGCGGGACCCGCCCGCAAGCGCGCTGCGTTGTTATGTCACATTGACAAGAATTTCTTGAACCTTGGTCCATGACTCGGCGACCGGGGTACAAGGCTCACGGCTCACGAGCTTAAGTATATCTCTTCCTTCATAAAGTTTTATGGACAAAGGATCGAGGGACTTTGCCAAGATAAAAGTATTGTTAGAATGTGTTACATGGAAGGCAATTTGGTGTGGTGAGAACGTTAATTTTTTACGTTTCTCTACTTTCAATTCAATAGTAAAAAACTTTCCTTTTTCATTGTAACATAACAAGTCTGGGACACCTGCAGAGGCCCAACTTTCTAGTCTTGTAAAGGAAATTTGCTTGATGTTTTTCTTAACTTCTTGCCAAAATTTAGACTCATCTTTTGCCATAAATTCGCCGTAATGTAAGATGCTAAATTAGGACTGCTAGCGTAATAAAAAATAATGAAAAAAGTAATAATTGTTCTATCATAATTTCTTTAAAACTTTACCCATACGCCAGGATTCTGGTTTGATAGTGATTACTAATCTATGAGATTCTCTCACTCCAATTAATTTATTCTCCATCAATTGAATTCCTTTAATATCGTAAAACTCACCGTTAGGTAAAACAACTTGAACTCTTGAGTTACCCGCCGTAGGTGATTTTAAAAACTTATCTATAACTTGTCTGAAATGTTTTAAACTTATCATCTGTATTAATTCACTGGGGGCTCAGTATCAGCCGAATGGTTTATTCCCACGGCATCGTAAGCCAACCCCCAGTCAATTCAAAGTGTTAAACATCTAATGGAGGTAAGATGTATTTGACTTATACAGAAATATACGTTATTTGTCAACTATGGGTATGCATAAAAATTTAACTCCAAAGCAAATAAAATTTGCACAGGAGCTTGTTTATAACGAAGGTAGAAAGACTGCGACACAATGCGCAATCGAGGCTAAGTATTCAGAAGACAGAGCTCATGTAACTGCATCTGAATTACAGAATCCAAAAATGTATCCACTAGTAGTACAATACATTGGTGAACTTAGACAAGAGATACAGAAAAAATATGATATTAATTTTGAATCTCACCTGGCTCAATTAGGTGATATGAGAAACAAAGCTTTAGATGCCAAAGCTTGGACAGCTGCAATCAATGCAGAGGTAGCACGTGGTAAGGCTGCCGGATTATATGTTGAACAAAAAATAATTAGAACCGGTAAGTTAGATGACTTATCTGAAGAGGAATTAGATAGTAGAATTGCAGAAGTATTAGATCAATACTCACCAATATTAAATGGTGTTGAACACAAAGATTTCAAAGAACAAATAAAAAATACAAAAGCATCAGAAGAGAGAACACTCCCAAAATATAAAGATATTGAATTAGAAGATGTTTCATCTACAGATTAATTTTTTCTAGTCTTTCAATACATCCAATTGGAAATACATTTCTATCACTAAAACATTCTTCCTTGGAATCATAACTTGCAAAAGTTTTTAACATCTTATTATCTTTAGAATAAACATATCCATAAGTAACCATCTCTGCAGGTTTCATTAAATTAAACTCTTCTGAATTTGCATGCCCAGAATCCCCGAGGATGTCAAACCAAACTATGCGATAAAAATAATATCTTTTCTTATCAATAACTAATGATCTAAACTTAGATTTTTTTCTTTTGGATTTTGGCATAATTCCTTATAGCACATTTTTTTGACCTTCCCAGTATTTCATACTGTGTCATATCTGCAACAGTACGACTAGAAGATTCCGTGAAACATCAATGTTTCACGATTTTTTAGAAATTGTAGTAACTTTTTTAAAATTGTAGTAAAAAAAAGTGGCTTATACCAACGATTGTAGATCCTGTAGTAAGTGACCTCTACAATTTTTATGTGTTATTATTCGCTGATACCAACACTTCTAGACGATTTCCGGAAAATTGTAGTAGAAAATGGCACTTCAAACTTTTTTTTGAAAAAATTTTTTTCATTTACTTTCCAAAATATCCTTAAAAACTCTACAATGGTTGGTATTGCTCACTTTTCGTAACTACAGAGTTACTACAGGATCTACAATGCGCACTAGGAGCCATTTTTTTTAACTACAGTAAACATTTGTTTACTATTTAGTAAACATTTGTTTACTATCTTATGAAATATTTTTGCCACATTCTCGCCTTATTCTTGCCACAATCTCTTTGACCTTATTATACCATGCAAGTTTAAGTTGTGCTCTTAATTCACCACTAGCTTTGTCATAATCTTTTTTAATTTCATCTAGTTCATACATTTCTATATTAACTATTCTGTTGTACATTTTTCTCCCTTTCATTATAATACTGATCCACTCTTCTTAACCAATCAAATTTAGCCTGTCTAAATTCATTACCATCGAACATAAACTCTTGAAAGTAATTATCTTTGGTACAAATAAGATTAACACCCTTGTTAATCGCAGTACCATATACTTCATTATGCGCTAGTGCATATGCTGCTAATTGGAGTTTATAATCCTCAATCCATTC